TGTAGTGTTACAGATAATGTTTGATTAAAAAATGTAGTTCCATTGGCGTTGTCTGAATTTATATTAACAGTCATGCTTGACAAATTAGGTACTAAGTCATATTTAAATACCGTTGTAGCGCCTCCTGATTGACCTGACCAAGTAGCAAACCCAGCCGTTGTCATTTCAGTAGTGTTAATAGTAGCAACCGCGGATATATTATTATTATAACCTTTACAGATATAGATAGCTTTCAAGCCACCAACCTGGTCTTTACAGTCTATTAATCTCCCTCTTGTTAAATCACAAGCCATATTATTTTAGTTTTAAAAGTTAATAAAGGGGGTATATTTCAACCCCCATTTAAAGTATCTATTAAGCGTGGAATGTTGCTCCAACTACACCATCAGCAGCTACCGCAGTTTGTACCCCTACAGCAAAGTTCATCACAACTCTTACGTTGTCACTTCCATCATATTCATACGTTGGAATTAAACGCGCTTCAGTCCAATCCGTTGCTAAGTTAGTTCCAAAGACCAGATTCTCTCTATAAGTAAGTACAATAGCATCATCAAAAATCCCAGGGCAAACATAAATTGGTATTCCCAAATATGTAACTGCTTGGAAAGACTGATCTGGCCCCAAGTTGTTAATACCTTGATGCGAAGTAAATGCACCTTGTCCTGCTAATTGTTGAATGTATAAACCATAAGTTTTATTGTTTACATAAAAAGCAATATCAGGTTTTGATAATATGCCTGGACATTGTGCAACTGCTTTATCATAACAAGCAGCAAATTGAGTAATTGCATTTGCAGCAGTTATAGCAGTAATATCAGCTTCAAAGAATGATTTACAAGCACTAGCCTCTAACCCTGTTTCGTCAAAAGCTCCATCGTCAGATAAAAAACCAACCCCAAAAGGTGAAGAACCTTTCCAAATTGAGTTTTCTAATTGTTCCCCCGCTTTTGCAGCAACAGAACTTAATAAAAAGTCAGAAAAAGTTGTTGGTAGGTTGCCGTTTCTGTCCATATTTTCACCGATCCAAGTTGGGAAAATTGTACCTCTACAAATTTCTTCATTTACTTTAAGGTCAGTAAGCGTTAACACTTGTTCAGTTAATGAAGTATCATTACTTGATGAAAATGAACAAGCAGCAGCAACGATAGGGTCATTAACACCTAAATTAGATATTACTGCTTTTGAATTTAAACCGTCTATTTGTCTTACATATCCTTTTGCAACTGTGTCAGGACTTTTAACTGCAGCAGTCACATAAGGCAAAGCCAATTTACCTGCATAGGTGTTATCAGTTACGGTTATGTCAAACTGATACTCTTTACTTAAATTGTATTTATTATTCGCCATTTTATTTATTATTTATTGTTAATGTAATATGCTGCCCGCTCTTTAGTTGACAGTTTTTTTAAATCGACAGTTGAGTTAAAATGTTGCCCTTCAGGATTGTATTTAATACCTTCCGTTGCAGGTTCACCACTTAATTCAACTACTTTATTTCTTAAATCTTCTATTTCGGTCATAAGTTCACCAAGAAAATCATTTTGTTTTGACATCTCTGTCTTAGTTTCTTCAGAAAGTTCTTCAGTTTCTTCAGCAGCCTTATCACCAAATACGACTTTTTCTAATTCAGCAACTCGGTCTTTTAACTTTTCATAAGTTTCAGCCCAGTCTGCTTTTTCAGCTGGTGTTTCCCCAGGTTCGTCAAACTCTTCTTTTTTCTCTTCAGATAATTCTTCAGTATTTTCTTCAGATAATTCTTCAGTAGCTTCTACAACGTCTTCAGCTTCTTTTTCTTCACCTAAATCAAGTATTTCAGATGAATCTCCAATAGTCATTTTATTACCATTGTCTAACGTGTAACTTCCTGCAGATAATGCAGAAGCTTCGCCATCGTCAGAAATAGCAAAGACTTTAGAGCCAATCATAAATTGCTCATCTTCTGTAGCAATTACACGACCGTCTTCTAATTTTAATTCAGCATACATTTTTACTGAATAAGATTTAGGTTCATTTTTCATTTTTAAGATATTTAAAATTTTTTCTATAGTTCCCATAACATATATATATATAAAAGTTTATAAACTGTTTATTTCTTTGAATAATTTACTGTCTTGTTTTTGATAGCTGAACAGACTTTAGCAGCTGTTTCTTTGTTACCATATTCTTTTATTTGATCCCTCATGCAATCGTCCCAAGAATACTTTAACAGCGCTTTACGTTTACCAAAAGAAATATGTTCTAACATTTTATATTTTTTCTTTCTTTTTTTTCTACCTGTTTCTGCATACTCTTCACGTTGTGTTGCTGTACTATGGTCTTCACAAGGCATAAATAACTTTACACCATCAACAGTATGTGGATGACTACCTGAACACCCTTTAAACATTTCAGCATATAATTCTGCTTCTTCTTTTGTTCTAAATAGTGGTTCACCGTCTAAACTTCCAACAGGTGTTAATTCATTAGCTAAAATTATTTCTTTTATTTTACCCATCATTACTTCATCAGGGCAATCTTCACAAACTTCGTCTAATATATCTACTTGTTTAGATGCTTCAATTATTTTATCAGTAAAGTAACCTTCAATCGAAAATCCACGAACCTCTTTATTCTTTATCGCTTCCCAAATTTCAGGATTGTTTTCCGCACTCACTTGTACAAACCAAGTTCCAATCGGTAAATTACTAAAACCATACATATTTGATTTATCGTATTTCTTGTCTTCTTTAATCCACGATTCTACGACCGTTAAACCTTCAACTGGTACCTTGTGTTCAAGTGTGTGATTATTGTTGTTTAAACTCGACATAAATAACTTCTGTGCTCGCTTTATCGTTTCCTTAGTAAAGAATACATCGTACTCTTCGTTAGTGTCCTTGTCAAGTCTTGGTATTTTCTTATCAGGAATTAAAATAGCTCCTATCAATTGTTTTTTCTCTTCATCTACTTTTGCAAGACTTAAAAAGTCATTATTAAAGAATACAAAGTTTTCTTCAATCGCTGGAAACTTAACTACACTGATCGCATCAACTCCAAAAAAGTCTGCTGTTTCATCAATGATTAATTCTATTAGTTTTTTCTTTTTCTCTGCCATAACATATATAAATATAAAGTTGTTTATTTTGTTTATAATGTAGCCTGTATGTCTAACTCTTCTTGTAAGGCTTGAGCGTCTGAAATATCGTTTTCAACGACAAAAGCCTGTACTGGTTGTGTTCCTATGTCAGGTGGTGTAATTGCATTCATATTAGGAATAAGGCCACCTATTCCACCAGGTTGAGGGATTGCAGGGGTAGCCCCTGTATCACCACCACCTTCATCACCAGGTAATTTAGTCGCCAATATACTTTGTACATTTTTCATACCTGCCGCCACTGCACCAATTGCTGCAATAGGGCCAAATATAGGGCCTGCTCCAGTTGGAGGCGGTGCAAGTGCAGCGGCTGCCGCGTTGTATGTACTCATTAAAGCTTGTCCAACTGCCAGGGCTTTCGCCTCCGCACTACCTTCTTTCATTAGTCCACTAATAGAACCTATTGTGTTCGCTACAATATCAACCTCAGCCGCTCTTAAATCGTTCGCTTCTTGTAATAACGCATTTTTATTAGTCAATTGTTCAGATTCAAACCCCGCAACTTTTGCTTGAACCGCTAATAGTTCTGTGTTTAAAGTAAACATTTCATTCGTTAATTCAGCACTTTTTCCCTCCAAGTCTATACGTTGTTGCAGTGAAGCAATTTGTGCATTTATAGCGTTTTCTTCTGCTGCTTGTTGTTCTATTAATATATTTCCTAATCTCTCATTTGCTGCAATTCTATCTTCTATTGAAAGTGAAACATCATCTCTCAATTGTCTTTGTTTTTCCGCATCTCTATCAAATTCTTCTATTAACCTTTGTTGTTGAAGGGCTAATAATTCATAATTCTTTTTGGTTTCTGTTAATGCTTTTCCCTGTTCTAAAATTGAATTAACCGTAACATCTTTAAAAACCTTTTCAGTTTCTTCTGCTACAGTAGATACAAATGTTGAGACCTCGCCAACCATTTCACCGAAATTTGTAACTATAATTTTTCCAGATTCAAAAGCTGCAGTACCTGTGTCTATAATAGATTGTTTTGTTGCCGCTATCTCTGCTTTTAACTCTTCAATTCTTTCTAGGTCTTTTCCTTTACCACCTAAAAATGATTGTTCCCAGGCCAACATAGCAGATTGTATTCCTAACTTTATTCCTTGAAACGCTAATTTTAATGGAGTTATAGCAATGTTCAAAAGATTTGTGGCGACCTGTCCTAAGGCGTCAAAACTACCTGTTGTTTTATTAAGCTCATTAAATACATTTACCATCACATCAGTAACCATTTTAAATGCAATACCTATAGAATTAAATACGGTTTCAACAGTATCAGCAACCTGTTGATTCTTTTGTAACTCTTCCCACAACCGACCGAAGAATTTAGTTAATAATCCAACCCCCGCTGTTATCTTAGCGATACCCATAGCTTTAAAACTGCCGGAAAGGGATCCGGTGTTCTGTTCGGTTTTCTTTGCTGAGTCTCCTAAATCATCAACAGATTCTGTTAATTGGTCTATCTTTTTTAAAGCGTCTTTTACATCTGCTTCTATCTTAATGGTTTTTTCTATCGCCATATTATTCTAATTATTTCTTTAAACATTCTTTTAAAACTTGTATGATATTGTTCCATGCCA